TAGCTATGAGCAAGGTAGAACAAGCGAACCGGTATATAGACCTCATTCGGGTAAAATCGAATGAGGCTTTACTGTTTTTATCACTTGGTAAAGATTCGCTTGTTCTGCTTGATTTAATCTATCCGAAGTTTGACCGGATTGTTTGTGTGTTCATGTACTTTGTCAAGAATTTGGAGCACATTAACCGATGGATTGGCTGGACTAAAGCCAAATATCCAAAGATTGAGTTTGTGCAAGTGCCTCACTGGAATCTTACTTATATTCTTCGTGGAGGTATGTATTGTGTACCCAATCCGAAAGTAAAGCTATTGAAGTTGGCAGATGTGGTAAAGGCTATGCAGCTTACTCATGGAGTTTATTATACATTCTTGGGCATGAAAAAAGCTGATGGTATGAACCGCAGGCTTATGCTGAAAGGGTATGAGGTAAACGGTTACGAGAATAACGGTATGGTTTATCCTTTGGCTGATTGGACACAAAAGGATATTCTTGCTTATATGAGGCAGCATAATTTACCCGAACCAGTTCGGTATTCATTGAAAGCCAGTTCGGGAGTAGGCTTCAATCTTGATTGTATGCTTTGGATGGAGAAGAACTATCCACAGGACTTACAGAGAATTTACAAAACTTTCCCGATGGCTGAAAGAGTACTTTGGGAGTATCATAATCAACAAAAATAATAGAAGGAAAGCCGAGTCAGAAGAAAATCAATTGATGATATTGCAGAGCAAAGATACAGACTATCTCGTACTTTAACGGGTAATAGGCTGAACAGAGTAAACTCTATTGCAAGAAAGTATATTCGATACATTGAACGAACCTTTGGGTATAACGAGGGGAAACAACAAGATGGCGCAAGAAAAGTATCTCGAAGAATTTATATGGGTTTAACTAATGGATGATATGGAATTGTCAAAATACATAAAGAGCGAATCGGTGGAACTTAACCGTTCTGCCATTCGTTTTGCAGACTACAATCCGAGAAAACTTTCCGATGAATCACGCAAAGCATTAAAGCGTGGTATCAAGAAATTCGGATTGGTAGGTGGAATAGTTGTGAATAAGCGTACCGGGCTTACCGTAGTTAGCGGGCACCAGCGTTTGTCTGTCATGGACGAATTGCAAAAGTTTCCCGATAACGACTATCGCATTCGTGTCGATGTCATTGACGTGGACGAACAGCAGGAAAAGGAGTTGAATATTCTAATGAACAACCCTAATGCACAAGGTTCTTGGGATTTTGACGCTCTTGCCCGTATTGTTCCTGATATTGACTGGAAAGATGCAGGATTGACGGATGCCGACTTGAATATGATTGGGGTTGATTTCCTTTTGCAGACCGAAGAAGAAAGCTCCATTGCTGACGAACTGGAAAGCATGATGTCGCCTGTAACAGAACAGAAAGAAGTCGATAAAGCCACCAAGCAGTTGGAACGTGCCGAAAAGGTTGCCCACATGAAGGAAGTCAAGCAACAGGTAAAAGAAAACGCACAGAAGCAAGTCGAGAACATGGATGCCTATGTGATGTTGTCCTTTGATACCTATGAAGCTAAAGCCGCTTTCTGCGAAAGGTTCGGGTATGAACCAGATATGAAGTTTATAAAGGGAGAAGTTTTTGATGAACAAGTAGAAAGAATAGATTAATTATTGGGAGGAAAGCTGAGTTAGAAAGAAAACATATAGCCAGTTATATCAGCAGTCCAGACGAATAATGTACAACGCTGGAAGACAATACGGGTTAGGTTCTGCAAGACAAAGAAACATAAGGGATAGAACGAAATCCATAATGGGAAGATATGCTGAGAAAATAGATAGCTATTTCTCAAAAAGAGGAGTTGATGTCTATGGAAACAAGCCAATTTCTCGCCGTGTCTATATGGGTAACAATAACGGTTAAAATTATGAGCAATAGTGAATCTCAAAATAGAAAAGGTAAAGGAGGAAGAAAGCCTAAGTTTGATTATACAAGCGAGGAATTTCTTTCTCTCGTGGAATCGTATGCCAAAAAGGGATTCACTGACAAGGAAATTGCTTATGCCATAGGGATTTTGCCTCAAACATTCTGCGAAAAGAAAAGTGAGTACACCGAAATATCCGAAGTCTTAGCGCGTGGGCGCGCGACAATCAATGCCACTGTAAGGGCTAAATTCCTAGCAATGGCTCTCGGTGGCATAAAAACCAAAAGCACCGTGGTAAGAAAGCTCCGTGATTCAGAAGGGAATTTGACGGGCGAAGATGAATTACAAGTTAGCGAAAGCGAGTTGGCTCCTAATTTGCAAGCAATGTCCGTTTGGCTGTACCACCATGATGAAGATTGGAGAAAGATTGAGCGCAAACAAGATGAAGACGCTGATATTCCAACAGACATAGAGCATGGCATCAACATTGATTCCTGGATTAAAGACAAGCTAAAATGATAGTACCCCAAGAAATTTACCATCCATTATATGAGGATAAGGAAAAATTTATAATTCTTATCACCGGTGGGCGTGGTAGCGGAAAGTCTTTCAATGCTTCTACCTTTATTGAGCGGTTGACTTTTGAAATGACTCCCGTAGAGAAGATAGTTCATCAGATTCTTTACACCCGTTACACGATGGTTTCTGCCGGTATGTCTATCATCCCCGAAATGATGGAGAAGATAGATTTGGACGGTACCACGAAATATTTCAAGACCACAAAGACGGACATAGTCAATAAGATGACTAAGAGCCGTATCATGTTCCGGGGTATCAAGACTTCTTCCGGGAACCAGACAGCAAAACTGAAATCCATTCAAGGCATTACGACTTTCGTCTGCGATGAAGCGGAAGAGTGGACAAGCGAAGATGAGTTCGACAAGATAATGCTCTCCATTCGCAAGAAGGGTATTCAGAACCGGATTATCATTATAATGAACCCATGCGATTCCAATCACTTCATCTACAAGAAATACATTGAGAAAACTCACAAGCTGGTAGAGATTGACGGTGTGCAGGTTCAGATTTCCACTCATCCGAATGTGCTCCACATTCATACGACTTACTTTGATAATTTGGAGAATCTTTCACCGGAGTTTCTAAAAGAGGTAGAGGATATAAAGGTGAGTAATCCTGAAAAGTATGCTCATGTGGTTATCGGCCGGTGGGCTGACGTTGCAGAAGGTGCTGTGTTCAAGAAGTGGGGAATTGTTGACGAGTTCCCGGCTTGGGCAAAGAAAATTGCTTTCGGGCAAGACTTCGGTTATACGCATGACCCGTCTGCTTCCATTCGTTGTGGTATCGTTGATAACGCCCTTTACTTGGATGAAGTGGATTACCGTACTGGATTGCTTTCTTCTGACATCATCAAGACTCTTCGCCCGTGGGGATTGAAAGTCATAGCTGACAGTGCTGACCCTCGATTGATTCAAGAGATACACAACGGAGGAATCAAGATATATGCCGTAGAGAAAGGTGCAGGCTCTATCAATGCCGGAATTGACAAAATGAAAGATATGGAGATTTATATAACCAAACGCTCGTACAACTTACAAAGCGAGTTCAGAAAGTATGTTTGGGCAAAGGATAAGGACGGGAACTATATCAACGAACCGGAAGACCATGACAATCACGGAATAGATGCTGTACGTTACTATGTATTGGGTGAGCTTCTTGGT